AGGAAATCTTATGGAAACAAAAATAATGTTTGTATTCAGCAAAAAACTGTTGGCACCCATGTCAACACGAGTGCCGCTAGAGGTCCAAGAGATCATTGATACTTTGGCTGAAAGCCAAGGTAGTGATCGTGCGAAATGGTTAAGAGATGCCATAGATAAAAAGATCGAACTGGAGACAGGTCAATCATCATCTGAGCACATAGAAAAATCAAAGAATACAACGTCTACGAGTGTATTTATGAATGTATGCAGAAATTTGAAAAGTTTTTGGCAGGCATTAAAAAAGCCCGACGTTGCAGGTCGAGCTTCTAGTATTCATCAACATTCAGGTAAATGAACATGAGTAATTTAACAGAACATAAGTGCGCTGGCAAATGTCCAGAATTTAAAGGGGAGCAGTGCCATCACTGTTTGATTCAGCAAATTGAAAAACGTGAGTTTGAATTGGGTGTGGCATCCGATGATGCTTATGTAAAAACAATCTCAGATTCAGATTTTGTTGAAGGAGATAGTGTTGTTTTTATTGATGCATTTATGCCTGATCACATTATGACAGTTCACAAAGTACAGGGTGACGGAATCTTATTAGATGGTAACCATAAATTTGCGCTTATCCATTTATTACGTCATGCATCGACGGTTGAGTTAAATGCTAATCGTCGACTTTCTATGACTGAGCAATCGTTAGGGGAAGTGTCATGACTAGTGAACTTGATCAAATAATTCTTCAGCGTAATAGCATCAAGGATGCAACCCATATTGATGAAAGCAATGGGCTTAAATTTTTATTATTACAACATACCCGTCATATCTGGTGTGGCGTGGCTTGGGGAATAACGTCTCATGATTTTACTGGTTTAACACCAATTACTAAAACAGAAACAAGTATTCAGACTATAAAAGTCAATGGATTAGAAGATTTAATCGAAGGACCAGTAGCACTTCAAGCTGTTTTAAATGGTCAAACAGTTCAGCTTAGTTTTGAGCCTTGGGAAGATAAATATTGGGATGATTTCATACCTGGTATAGATGCAACCTCAACAAAAATATTTTTCACAGGATTTCATGATGACCGAAAGGTCTTTTTCCGTATTAAGCCAAAAACCATCTCAATTAGAGGTATAGAGGTGCCAGCGCCTTTTGAGCCGAAAGATGGAGACACGGTTTGGCATCTGAACACTCATTCAGGTTGTGGATACAGTATGAATTCATGGTCGGATGATGGAAATCATTCATTTATGCTTTGGCGCACAGAAAAAGAAATCAAACAAGTCGTGGAAGCTCTTCGTAAAGTATTCGAGGTGAAACCATGAAAGAACGTCCAATTTTGTTTAACACTCTAATGGTAAATGCCATTTTGGAAGGTCGTAAGACTCAGACTCGTCGTGTGCTCAAAGTGCAACCGCCTTTAACCGATAAAAACATCATGCCTCTTTATACTATGGAGCCAGAACCAAAGGTTACAGAAGTTACCATGCATGAGGTTATGGATAATGGAATGCCTTTCCCTTCATCACTCTCACGCCATAATTGCCCATACGGAAAAATAGGTGATCATCTTTGGGTACGTGAAACATTCCGCTTATTTGATTCAGATGAATGCCCACATGCTGATTTTCCTTGTGGATGTCCAAGTTGGGGAACACCTCTCTATCGAGCATCACATGATTGTGGTGATGGTGAAAAGTGGACTCCATCAATTCATATGCCTCGTTCAGCAAGCCGTATCTTGCTTGAAATCACAAATATTCGTGTAGAACGTCTACAAGATATTTCTGAGGGCGATGCTGTTTCCGAAGGTGTTGAGCCAATCATTATTCAAGACAATATAGCTATTGAGGGTGGTTGGACAAAAGCTGATCGCCAAATGTGGAAAGGGTACAAAAATAAAGACCGTGCATATCGTGACACAGCAAAGGACAGCTTTACATCCTTATGGCAGGAAATTAACGGTTCAGATTCTTGGGCTGTAAATCCATGGGTATGGGTAGTTGAGTTCAAAGTGGTTCAGGGCGGTGAACCATGATTGAAAAATTAACTATTACTGAAATTGGTCCATATAAAGACGATTGGGCTGTTGTCTATGTTGATCTTAACAACTTATATAGTGCAGGTGGTGGTCGTATCACGGTTGTAACTGGTGATCATGTTGGAAGCGCATTTTTCTCTCATGTAGGTCAACCAACTTTTAAAGAATTTATAGCTCAATGCGATTCTGATTATCTAATTAGAAGGCTATTCAAAGTTGATCAGTGGATTCCTGTTGAAAATGGTGAGGAATTTATTGAATACGTTGCTCGAGAACGTCTAGATGCCATTAAAGAACAACGCTCATCGGGTGCTGTTACTAAAGCTGCACTACGTGAGTTATACGATCAATTGAAGAGTTGCGAGTTCACTAATACATCTCATCTCTATGACATTTTGTATAAAACTGAAAGAGAGACAATGGTGTCTTTTTTCGGTGAAGATTGGTGGTTTGAGCTTAATCCAAGCAAGATCAATCGAGCTTATACATTTTTAGATTCAATGCTTGAAGATGTGATTGCTGAATTTAAAAAAATAAATGAGGTGACATCATGATTGATAACACCTCCATTCTTGCTCTAACAGACATTATCCAATTGCCTGAAGCTGAACGCTTACAGGCAATCAAGGATAAGTTTTCAACAAAATCACATGATGAATTACTTTATTTACTTAGCAATGTTTTAAATGTTGCTGTGAATTATGCCCAATCTTGTGATGAAACATTGTATTTACATCTCGTCACTACAGGCGATATGCACCCATACACAATTGATAAGCTTATTTCACCTAGTTTTCATGGTGCCTTGAATGGGCTGATTTTGGCGCAAAAAGCACCTAATCAAGATGTTCTATGTGAATCGTGCGCTTATCGCTGCGGTACTTTGGCAAATCACTGTCTTTCTACTCAATCTGACTTGGCTCATGCCCTGGAAACAGATGCAGTTTTTTATTGCCATAAAGATATTGAAAATTTGGTCAACCCATCGGCTAAAGACCGTAAGTGCATGAAACCATGTAAAGGCTGGGCACAGCATGTGAAACATAAGGGGGTAGCAGCATGAAGTATGGCTCAGTATGTTCAGGAATTGAAGCAGCTACAGTTGCTTGGCATGAACTAGGGTGGCAACCTGCATGGTTTTCTGAAATTGAAAAGTTTCCGTCACAAGTATTGGCTCATCATTACCCACATGTAGAAAATTTAGGCGATATGACATTTATTGCTGAAAAAGTTAAAAGTTATGAAGTAGAAGCACCCGATATATTGGTCGGAGGAACCCCATGCCAAGCATTTTCTGTAGCCGGGTTAAGAAACTCATTAGATGACGATCGAGGACAATTAAGTCTTGAATTTGTGAGATTAGCGAATGAAATTGATTCAGCCAGATTTATTCGAGGACTTGAGCCAGTCATTGCCATTTGGGAAAACGTACCTGGAGTGCTCAACACAAAAGACAACGCTTTCGGCTGCTTACTGGCAGGGCTTGCAGGTGAAGGGTGTGAATTACAACCACCAGGGGGACGATGGAAAAACGCTGGTTGTGTGTTTGGACCATCTAGACAAGTCGTTTGGAGAGTCCTTGATGCTCAACATTTCGGACTCGCCCAACGACGCAAAAGAGTGTTTGTTATCGCAAGTGCTCGAACAGAATGTATCACCGAAATACTATTTGAGCGCCAAGGCGTGTTTGGGGATATTGAGAAGAGCCAAAACAAGGGGGAAGGTTCTGCCTCAAATAGTGGAATACACACTAACAGAACAAGCGAAACGGTCAGCGGAAAAACAATAGTTCCTCCATTGCTTGCATCACATGGCCAGAAAAAATGGTTAGGCAATCAAGAGGCGTTTTGTGGTGATTACTATATAAAACATGCGATTGGTGTTGGAGGAACTAACGCAAACTCAGCTATTACTGTAGAAAAAGCACCAACTTTATTAGGTGGAAGTGATCGAGGATATGTTATTCATTCCTACGGTATTCAAGGAAATATTATAGGTAGATCATTAAATTCGGGTGGACAAGGCATAGGTTTTAAAGAAGAACAAGCACCAACGCTTACCACGGCTGATAGACATGGTGTTGTATGTTTTCAGCAAAATTCAAGAGATGAAGTGAGATTAATTTCTGGACAAGGAAAAATAGCGGGAGCATTGACAGCAAGTTCTGGAATGAAACAAAAAAATTATGTCATTCATGGAACCCAAGATCCAATTTTTAATTATAAAACAGCTCATTGTTTAGGCAGAAACAATGGTCAAGAAAATGTCTTGTGTGAACAAGCGTACTCAATGATTGCTGATACCACCCCAAAAATTTCAAAACAAATAAACGGAACGCTGCGTGCTAGCGGAGGCGGAGGGATTGTGCCATCAAGTGTCGTATATCAATACATTGCACGTTACTTAACTGAGATCGAATGTGAACGACTACAGGGTTTTTCCGACAACTATACAAACATTCCTAAAGCATCAGCTACACAACGTTATAAAGCCCTTGGAAATTCAATGGCGGTTACTGTGATGCACTGGATTGGTCGTCGTATTCAGCAATATTGTGAGGTGGCAGCATGATTATCGGAGTTGCTGTAAAAGCTGGCGATCTTATGGTCGCTCTACCAAAACCTAATCGTCATGCAGATTGTACCAATATCATTCTGTCACTTGGTTTGGTACCAGATATTCAAAATCAATGGGGGAAATCTGCACATCAGGGTTTCTATTGTGAAAATGGAAAGTTCTATACACGTCCACAAGCATTTTTACATGCGGTTGAATGTGGTCAGTTGGAATTTTGTGCAAATCAACTTGAACTGATAGCCCTTGGTGAGATGAAGTTTTCTCGCCTTGGGGTATGCAGCGAAGATTTGTGGTGAGGTGGAATTTATGAATCATCGTGAGTTATGTGAAATAGGTGCGAAGTTTCTAAAACGACCTGAATCTGCAAATGGGCACGGATGTCATTTCACGGTAGTTGAAGCAGCTTGTTATGGTGAGAATCCAGATGTGTTTGGTATACGCCATGGAGGAATACATAGTCATGGCGTGGGTACTTTCCTATTGGAAGCTAAAATAAGTCGGTCTGATTTTTTGGCTGATAGAAATAAACCACATCGTATAAATCCTGAGACTGGTATGGGGAAGTATCGTTACTACATCTGTCCTACTGATTTAATTAAAATTGATGAATTGCCTGAAAAATGGGGATTAATTTACGTCAGTCCAAAGGGTATCTGTAAAGTTATTGCTGGTGTGTTATCCGCACCTAAGATCAAATATTATTGTGAGTGGTCCAAAAAATATAAAAGCCACTTTGATCATCATATGATTAAAGAAAATTTTAAAACGTTGGCATTTAATGAGCGAAATATCCAAAACGAATTAAATCTTTTAACGATGGCTTTGGCCCGTATAGATGATCCTGAACAATTGCTTTATCAGAAAAGAGAGTATTCCAAAACACTTCTAGAGAATCAAAAGCTTAAACACGAATTGCATGTAATTATGCATGATCGAAACTTAAAATCTTTAGTGGATGGATTGCCTACATTGAGAGGTAATCCTGCATGAGTAATTTCAACTTTGTTAAAGCTGTACGTCAAATCTCTATGCCACCTACCACCAAGTTAGTGGCAATCACGTTGGCTACTTACGCTGATTATGAAACTGGTGAATGTTATCCGTCCATTCAAACGCTCATGGATGACACTGGATTATCAAATCGGGCAGTGGGATTACACATTAAACACATCGAAAGTTTAGGAATATTGGTTGTAGATCGTTCAAATGGTCGTCGATCTTATTACCGTTTTGATATGGAAAATCTCACAAAAGCAGTGACGCAGGGTCATAGCTCTGACAATGAAAGCAGTGACTCTGGTGACAATACCAGTGACTCTGACGACAGCGAAGCAGTGACTCTCACGCAACAACCAGTGACTCTGGTGCAAAAAGCAGTGACGCAGGGTCATACTAACTACCAAGAACAACCAATAGAACAACCAATAGAACGTAGTAGTAATACGCACGACGAAAAAAATTCACAACCAACAGTTCAGTTTGTGCAATACCACAATTTTGATCTTGCCAAAATCTCAGTAATTGAACTTGATCAAAAATATCCAACTTTGAAATCTGATTTCATCGAATTGTCTAAACCAAGACATCCTGATCTTGATCAACATGATCTTGAAAACTTGTTTGATGAGTTTGGCAACTGGTTTGCATCATCGAATGATTACGGCAAGCAATCATTCAAGACAGCACAGAAGTGGGCTGTAGCGTTTCTGACATGGATAAACAACAACAAGCATAAACTTATCAACCGAAAGGCGAAAAGTAACGTCACTGAGCAATCAGGACGAAATAAACCTATCCAAACACCATCGGCATACCAAACAAAACAGGAAAATGTAAATCGTTGGTTACGTTATGGTCAAAAAGTCCGTGAAGAACAACAACAGGAATCATCAATCATTGATGTGGTACCTGAACCCCCAAAGAACTTTCTGATTGAGGAGGTGGGTCATGCGTGAGTTCACCCTTGATGAAGCTCGTCGCTTAATTGACAAAATGCGTATTCGATACGGTAAGAAATTTACAGATCAATGGGCAGCAGTTGAAGAAGCTGATCTTGAACAAGCAATGATTGAGGATTTTTCAGGATTAACATCGCAGCAAATTGAAAATGGGTACAACCGAATGCTTCAAGAACCATGGCCACCATGTGTACAGGATTTCAAGATCTGGTGTTTACAAGGTTCACATTGGCTTACTGAAAATGAAGCATGGCAACAAGCATTGGCATACGAGAAATCTGGTCAAACTATTTCAATCAGCAGACATGTTTTAAAGACACTTAAAGAGTTTAAGAAAGGTTTTGATGAATTAAATCCACGTGCCGAATCACAGTCAAAAGCATTCAAGGATATGTACGTCCGTATTGTTTCAAATGCGAAATTGATGGGAGATGTTCAGTCATTTACTGATCCCGTTGGGGCATTAAAAGCACCAAAAGACGATGTTAGAAGAACAACCACCTGTCCACCTGAATTGATGGCTCAGATGAAAGGTATCAATAAAAGTTCAAAGGCAGGTAGAGCATGAATTTATCACCAAATCAAATTAAAAGACTTCTGCATCAACGTGACAATAAACCCAAACAGCCAAAGTATGGCAATCAAAAAGTAATAATTGATGGTGAAAAAGTAGCTGATTCAAAACATGAGTTTCGTCGCTTGAATGATCTTATCGCCCTTCAAAGAGCAGGACAGATAAAAGATTTACAGACACAGGTTCGATACAAGCTGATACCAGCACAAAAAATATGTGGTGTGAAAGTACGTGGAACTGATTATGTGGCTGATTTTGTTTATTGGACCAGTGAAGGGCAGTTTGTTTGTGAAGATGCCAAAGGTCATAAAACACCAGATTACATCATCAAACGTAAGCTGATGAAGATGATTCACAATATCGATGTTGTTGAAGTTTAATTGTAGGAATATGGAGTAAGGCTATGACTATGAAGTCTGATGATTTACGTACAAACGCTCAAATTGTTTTAGAAGCAATAGAGGATCTACATTCTCAAGAACAGATTGTTACTCGAACAACACTGGCTGATCTTACAAATCTAAAATTATCAATTATTGATGACAGACTTTCATATTTGGTAGACACTGGACAGATTATAAGAGTACAGCGCGGTGTATTTGTACCAGCAATTAAACATCGTACAGCGCGTTTAATGTCTAAGACTATTTTGCCTGATGGAACAGTTAGTATTGAAATTGGCAGCGTTAATACGGATGTTTTAACCCTTACTCCTAGAGAAGCACGCAATTTAGGCAACTTACTGATAGGCGAAGCAATGCAATATAGCAATATTGAGCTTGGTCACCACATGGCAATCATTCAAAGTGAAGTTGCTGGGCAAGTGCGTAAATTATCAAAGCAGGTAGGAGATTTATTGGATAGTGGAAAGCAGGGTGAGTTGTTATAATTTAAAAATAAAATATTCAATTATGATAGGAAAATTAATGCTATTAGAAAAAATCAAAGAATCATCATTAGTTGATTTACTTACAATTGTTACACCATTCTTACTGATCATGGGGTTAATGAATAAAATAGGCATTTATACTTCTAAACATGTTGATGCTAGTTGGTTTATCACTGTCTTTACACCTCTTGATTTCATGGTTTCAGATTTAACAATATATTTATTTTTTGCTACTGCTTTAATTTACTTAGAAAAAGTAATATTCAAGTCAAATGAAAGTATGATAACGGAACTTTTCAGGGCTAACATTATGTTACTTTCAGCCTACTTAGCAATGTTATTATTATTTTTTCTAACGCATAAATCACTTTCCCAATTAATTCAATTTTATTTTTTTATGTTTCTTAGCTTAAATGGTTTTGGAATGATCATGCTAAGTAAAGGAGCTGGGAAGATAATAGGTTTTGGATTGATCATATTAATTCCATTTGTAACTGGAGCACAACATGCAAATAAAATAGTAGACAAGAAATTACCTATTGTAGAATTGGAAGATGGTAAAGAATGGTACTTACTAGATAAACATTCAGATCAACTTATTCTTATAAATACTCAAGATAATAAAAATGAATTTAAAATTGTTGAAATGAAAGAAATAAAAATATTGAAGTAACCCCCTCTAAGGTTAGACCTTCCTCACATATATACATGATCATTAAACCAATATGAGGTTTGGTGATCATGGCTGAAAAAAAAG